CTGTTCAGCAGCATGGACATTCCAGCCGTCACCTATTTTGGGGACACGTCTGACAAGGACCGTGAGAGCGCCATTGATGACTTCCAAGCTGGTGACGCGCGTGTCTTCATTGGCAACCCAGCAGCTGCTGGGACAGGCCTGACCCTCACTGCGGCCAAGACCGTGATTTATTATTCCAACAGCTACTCTCTGGAGCAGCGCCTTCAGAGTGAGGACCGTGCGCATCGCATTGGCGTGAAGCATCCAGTGCTCTATATTGACCTTGTAGGCCGCGAGACGATTGATGAGCCAATTGCCAGAGCGCTCCAGACCAAAAGAGCAACGGCCAGCGCCGTCCTTGATGGGGTGTTTTAGAATGGGACATGCTGCTGACATTATACTCTGCGCTAAAGTTTTGAGAGCTTCAGTGGACCGTGCCAGAGCACAGGATCTGGACCTGAGAGTCCTGCAAAGTGAACAGCTATTGACGGAAGTCAACCAAATTCAACTGGAGGCCGCAGGCTTCCTCAACAAGAAGGACACATCATGCCATATGAACTCCAGATAAAAGAAGCTGAGGTAGATGACCTGCGGCACATGATTGAAGACACCCCTATTAACAAGTCTCTTTTGGACAGGCTTGCGGATGCAGAAGCTGTTGCAGAGTGGCAAGATGACGCTGAATTTCAGCTATTTCGCATCATAGAGACGGACTGCCAAGGCGCGATGCAAGAAGCGGTTGATGACATTGAGAGGGTCAAGGCAAAACTTGAGGCAGTCATCTCAATACCAGCTGAAGAAATAAAGAACACACTGTCGGCAATTATGGCAGAGCTGAATGCTGCCAACTCTGATGTTGACATCAAGCTCAAGGCGTATGATGCGGAACGCAAGTCATGAGGCGCGGAACAACACAGTTCAAAGTTGGGGATGAGGTCATGGGGCGTGACAAGCTTCATGGCTTCTCTGGCCGTGTGGTCTTTGTCTCTGAGCGTCTGCGTGTGTTTGTTGACTTCACTTACAAAGACAAGGTCTTCCAGCGTGAGTTCTATAGAGACGGGACCATGGTGAGAGTTCCAAAGGCCAGCCACCGTCAGCTGACTCTTATGCAAAGATGAAGTCTCGCTCTTTAAAGACGTGATGGAAGAACCTTGCCCGCTCCCCGTTAGCGTTTACGTCTGACAGACTGGCCCACTCTGCATTGCCTTTGTCGTCAAAGCGAAAACAACGCTCTTCCCCTGTTCTCTTGTCAGACAAAACCTCAATAAAGACCCCACCCAAAAGTGTTGAAAATTTAAGAACTGGCATCGCACGTCTCCTCTTTGGGTGCTGTTGATATGCTCTATTTAAGCGCAGAGTTTATTGATGTCAAGCAAATAAAGCATTTTAACGCAGAGTTTAATCTTATGATTGCTTTTTGTCGCGGTCCTCAATTCGGGTCCGCTCACCCTCAAGCCAGTCAAAACGCTCATCAATCTCATCATTAAGGGTCTCCCACTTGTCATTCCAAGCTGGGATGCAGACCTCTCTATAATACGTTGCAGCGCGTTTGCTGTCTTCAGGTGTCTCTTCCCTCTGGCTGATGCAGATGGGTTTTGTCCGTGTGGCTGCGCCAATCCTAGTTGGGATTAGGACCTGAGTCTTGGTCTCTTTGGTTGAGATCAAAGCCGCCCCGCCATTGCAGGCTGTCAGGCCAAGGCTCACGCAAGCAAGGGCGGTTGTCAGCATAATTTTTGAGACGTTCATTCTCTTCCTCCAGAGCTTCTAGTCTTGCGGATTGTTGCCGCAGGAACTTGTTGGCGTTGACCAGTTCGCGCTCTGCTGAGCTGGCCTCATGATTTGATTTGCTTTGGTTGTCTTCAGCCGTGTTGTCTGCGCTCTGCTGCTGGCCTTCAATGGCTCCCTCTTGGGCTTCAATGACAATGTCAGTAACAATGTCCTTCTTCACGTTGGCTTTCCATACGTGATAGCCTGCAAAGATTATTCCACCCATGGCCAGATACTTGATGCCAGCTGCCACAAGAGGTGTCACCCCAAGGTGCTTGGCAACAAAGCCTGTCAGACCTGTGGCTGCTTTGACGGCAATCATGCCACACCTGCCAGACAATAGCGCTCTTCTGCAGCGCGGCGATTAACAAGACCACGGACCACACGGCCTCCAGCTTTGTTCCACCACGTCAAGGCTCTGCATCCCCCTGTGACATCGCCACGGTTGAGCCGTCTGACGGCTGTGGAGCGTGAGCAGCCTCTGACCCCTACATTGTAGCACAGGCTTGTATAGGCAGCGTCTCTGAGAGGTGTCAGGCGATAGCGCTTTGTGGATGCAGAGAGCGCTATGTGGTAGCCTTCTCTATATTCAAAAATCTCTTCCACCAACATTGCACGGCATTCCCTGTCCGTCTTATATTGACCTCTGTGAGCTGTCTTGGTGTGTCCATAGCAGACTGTCCAGACACCAACAATGTCTTGATAGGCGTGGTTGCGCTTTCCCTCCCAGCGAGCAATCAACTCAAAGGCAGCATAGCTTGTAGATGACATCAGAGGCATGGAGCAGGACCAAGGCTGCGAAAGCAAACCAGACGGAGTAAGCTGTCCTGATGACAGGCTTCCAGTCTTCAATTAAATATTTCATTCGTTTGTTGCTTTCATAATCGCCAGTTCCTGCTCAAGCTTTTCAATCCGTGTGAAGCCAGCTGTCTGCTTGGTTTTAAACTCGCTCATCTTAAGAAGAAAATCTGCATGGTCATCCAGAGCTTCCTTGCGTGTGTAGCGGTCATGAGTTCCGTCATCAACAACCTTCTTCAAGTCTGCCATTGCAGCCTTCTGGTTCGCCTGCTCTTGGATGATGAGAGCCTGCTGGGTCTGCATTGAAGAGTGGAGTTTGGATTGCTGACCAGCGCCAACTCTTTGACAGCTGTGTAATATCTTTCTGTGGGAGGGCTGTCTGAGTCCTCTATGGCATCAGAGCAAGCAAAGGCCAATTGTGCTGGAGCCTGATGCTCTTCAGCCAAGGCAGCAATCAGAGCTTCACGCTCTTCTGTTCTCACACGTCTCTCAGCAGCACTGCTCATCTATTCTTCCTTTGCGGCGCTAGGGTCCAGCGGCCAGACAACTTCATCTGGATAGCTGAAATCAGACGTGACATCAAACAGTTTTTTGCGGTATGACAGCAACGCTTCAGTGAGGGCCGCGCCTGCTCTGGCTTTCCCTCCGTCAGTTTCAATCCAGTCTGTGGCAATCAGCCTGCGTGCTCTGTTTGCGCGTATGTCTTCCCACGTCATCTCAACCTTCTTTGGTTGACGCAAGCGCTCTGTCTCACAGCTGTCACAGCGGACCCTGCGGTCTGAGCGCTTCACAATCACAAAGCTCCACTTGAGCTTTTTGCAGGCTGGACACTTCTTCTTTTTAGCCATTTTTTGGAATTATCCTCACGGTTGCTTTGCGTCCTGATGGGGTTGCTGTTCTGGTTGTCGCAGCTGCAGTGTTGGAATAGGCCACTGTGAAGCTGTTGATTGCTGTGATGCTTCCGCTTACTACGCTGGCACCATACTCTTGGTCGGAGATTTGACCTATTTGCCCTGAAAAGTTTTTAACATAATTTAAACCACTGGAGGAATGTGAGCCTCCCGACCCTGCCCTTTCATCATACCAAGAATCTGTTCCAAGGCTTATCCACGCACCACCAGACCTGACAAAGAACTCAAGCTGACCAGATGCAAAGAAAAGCCCTCCATCTCCTGCAATGTAGTTTGCTTGGATTGTAGGTCTGAACGTATAGTTGCCATTTGTGGCGTCTGCGGCATTGCCTTTGTGTAACACCTCGTCTGGCTCTGACCCAGAGCCTGCCGTGCTACCGCTGTCAAAATAGCTTGTTGGTGTGCCTCCACCAATAATTTTGGCGCGGACTGTTCCACCAGTGGACGTCAGGCTTGTCAGTGTCAGGTCATATTCTTCCATGGCTGCAAGAGGGTCAAGGCCGCTCAGGCTGAACTCATAGTCTGGAATGTTTGTGAGATCGCCTCCAAATGAGACTGTATCTCCGTCTGACAAGTTGGCTACTGTGAAGCCCTGCAGTGCAACTGCTATTCTTCGCGACCCAAAGCGCATTGCTCCCAGCGCATTCAAATCTCCAAAGACTGTGACCACTCCATTGACAATCTCAAGAGCTTTATACCAAAGGCCATTGACAGGGTTGGACACCTCAAAGCGCCGTGCTCCAAGACCTATGTTGGACTCAATTGAGCCGTCAGAGCGCTGGATTGAGGTGAACTCCAAAAAGGTTCTTGCAGCGCCTGCAGCTGCGTTCAATATAATCCGCGCGAAGTTGCCATTTGCATCAGATAGAGCAGAGCGGATGAAGCTGACATCTGCGCTGTCTGCGTCTCCTCCAAATAAGTCAAGGCGGTCAATCTGGATTGCATTGGCTGGACCTGCAGCAGAAAAGTGACCATAGAACCTGACCCATGCAGTGACGGCTCCAGCCTGTGCTGGGATTGCAAACTGCCACTCCCGATAGTCTGCAACAGCAGCTGAGGTCAGGCCATCAACATCAGCATGGTCTTGGAGAAGCTTTTGGTGTGTGACAAGAGAGTTGCCATTTGCATCAAAAATCCGCAACCACACTCCGCAGTCATTAAGATTTGATGAGATGCCTTTGAGTTTCACTCTGAAGGTGTAGTCCTCAGCATCAACGTCCACAGTTTGAGTGAAACCACTGAAGCCACCTGTGGCAGTTTGGACGCGGATGGCATAGTCTGCTGTTCTGAGACAAGCTGGCCTGATGTGGCTGCATCATCTGCGGTTGCTTTTACAGTGGCCAACTCTTCTGCTAGAGCGCCGTCTGCATTTGCGCTTACCTCAGCCTGCTCTGCAATTGCCGCAAAGACAGTCCCTAAAACAGCATCCGTTGCTTCGCCGCCATATTGAATGTCAAGCATGGCAAGATGCGCGTCTGTGCCACCTATATTGATGAACGCATAGGGCGAATACCAACGGGCATCAGAGGGGACAGAAAGCGTGAAAGTGTGTGTCACAATTCCGTCAGCAACGGTTATGACCTGATTTGTAAAGGATTGAACTCCCACGCGCGTTGTCCCCGCCGCGTCCCAGTAATAGGCAAAAGTTCTCACCCTTCCCCCAGAGCTTGTTCCGTCTGTCAGTGCCTTAAACCTTGCAACGACTTCTATCTGCTCACCTCCATCACAAGCCGTGGCCAGTGCCAGCCTCAAAAGCCTCCCTGTTGTTGAGGCGTATGCAGGCACGCCATCAACAACCACGACACCTGAAATGCGCGTGTCAACTTCGTCTATTGCGTCTTGCCTATTCGCGGCTTCTTGGATGAGGTCTGCGGCGCGGGCTGATGCCTCTGCTGCATCGCCATCAATCCTGTCTTGCGCCTCATCCAGTATGGCTTGGGTTGCGTCTGCTATGTCACTAAGAACATTGACTGCAGGCACGCCTCCCACAGCTTGCGTGTTTGTAGATATGAAGTCCGCTGTTGTTGTAAATTCTGCATAGACAGTCCACTCGCTATACTCATTGCCTGAGACAGTTCTCAGACGCCAAGCGTAAGTTGTAGATGGGAGCAGACCTGGAAGACGCAGAAGCGTCTGGTCTTCGTTTGCAAACACGGCTGTGCGCTCTGAACCCGCAACTATGGATGGCCGAGCGCCTCCTGCTGAAAGGCCATATTCAACTTCGTAATAATCATAACGCTCGCCATCAACAGGGTCAATGGGCGGGTTCAACGTCACCGTGCCTGTCGGTTGGGTTGCGCCGCCGCCTGTGTCCTCATCACCAGAGCCTGTGGCTGCAGGCGGGTCTGGTCTGTCAGGGTCAAACGGGCCAAGGGGGTCTGGTGTGTCAACAGGCCTAGCTTGGTTCTCACCAAAAGCAGTAACGGAAGGGTCTGTCTCACGCGCAACAATCTTGACTGTTAGGTCAGGGTTGACTTGCTTGTCTATGACCTCATAAGTTTTCGTGACTGGGCCGCGAAGATTTGACTCACGTGTAAACCAATCACCGACAGAAAGCACATTGGCAATCGGCATAAAAGTTTCGTCGATTATATCGCGGCGCTTTTGCACCTCAAGTTCTATTGTAGCCAGTCGTTGAGCGCGTGCACTGCTAGTCTCAAGAGGCAAGTCCAGCGTGACCTCAAATGGACGTCCATCTTCAGACACCAATGCTGCGTCTTGCACTTGGGGATATTCTTGGCTGTGGTGTCTGACTGCAGGCTCTCTGTATTCGCCTTTGACTGTGTTGACTAAGTCATCACCTCCAGGACTCTCGGACAAGTCTGCAGACGCCTTGCCAAACAAGTCAGCGTCAGACAAGGTCAGCCTAACCGTCCTTGCTTGCTGCGGTCGAATGATGACGCGACCACCTGTGTCGTAAGGAACAGAAGCCATCGCTTCGGCAAGCTTGACGATGTTGTCTTTGTGGTCATCAGAGGCTTTCAATATTCCATTGACAGCGTATCTTGACAAGCCCCAGACACTCTCATCACAAGTGTCTGCGTTCGCCTCAAACTCATCGTAAGGAACCTGCCAAGTCTTCAGACCCATTCCGAATATCAACTTGTCATTGCCCGCTCCTCCAACCATGCCGAGTTGGTAATGGTCTGTGGCCACGGCTGCATTGTCAGTGTAGCTCCAACTGGCGGGGTTGTTCCACCGTTGATTGCCTGAGCCGCCTGCTGTTGAGTCCAAACGCCTGTCATACAGAAGAGCGCCCTCCACTTCGAATATCATATCAAGGACTGTGTCGATGTCCCCTTCGTGATGTCGCATGGTGATTGTAACGTAAGAGCAACCCCTAAGTCTATCGTTAAAGCCCCAGCTGACAGGCGAGTGATATGTAGAGCGCAACCATGGGTCTGCCGTCTGGTCTGAGCGGCCATCGAACCACGTTATCCAAAACTGAGGATAATTCTTCTTTCGTGAATTAAGAGCAGGAAGGGAGATGCGAACTCCATGTTGCATCCTGCCTGTATATACCTGCTGTCCATCTGCCCATATCTTTGTGACAGCGTTGCATCTGTGACCAGCAAGTGCAATGACACGCGTTAAGTCGCGGCTGTCATTTGACAATCCGTGATACACAAAATCGCCTGCAGTTGCTGTCTTGCCGAGCAACAACTTTCTAGGCGAGTTTGAAGACAGCTGCAATTGCAGCGGGTTGTCTGGAGCCTTTGGCTTTTTAAAAAGTGCACCGATGAAACTCATGTCATGTCACCACCCACTCAAGAGAACCTTTGGGAACCTTGAATGTCCTAGTGCCTCCTCCAGAGGCCAGTGCAACAGCTTCGTTGCCAACTCTTACCGAAAAGGCTGGACCCAACTCGGTCTCCAGCAAGACGATATTTCCTCTGTGCCTATTACCCTTTGGCGCACGTTGCAAGAATTCATCCATCAACTTGACGAGAGCCTCTGCCAAAGAGTTGCGGTCATAGCCTTGCCTTGCCAAGAACTTGAGGGCCGCGTTCTGTGTCTTGTATTTCCCTTTAAAGGGCTTAGCCAAATCAACACCCGTCTGCGCTTCGACTGCGCCATTAGCCAAACCAACGACGCAGTCGAAGTCTCCCCAGACAAGCTCTTTGCGCTGTGAATCATTAAGGAAATTGAACAATCTCTGTTCCCAGTCAGGCAAACGCTTTCTTTTATTTCTGCGAACTTGAGTCATGACTTCCACTTGAGTTTGGTGTCAAGGAGACGAGCCACTTTGCTGAACCCCGTATCTCCTGGATAAAGCTCTGCTTAGAGGCACAGAGCGTGATGTGTCTGGCTCAAACAATACTGTGCGCAGTCTTATTCTCCGTTGCACGACTTGTTGGTCAACCAAGGAGCCGACTATGTCTGTGTCGTCAGAGATGCGAGAGCTATCCAGATATAACTTAATCCCTGTGGAACCTAATGCTTGCGTCTCTTTAATTTCCTTCGGCGGGATGAGCCTGTCACCCATAGGTTGGTATGTCACGTCCCCAATCCCGTCTCCTGAGCCATCGTCCATAGTCAAAGGGTGGAACAAGTCTGAATAGTGAAGAGTTGAGTTGTCCAAGAACACATCAACAACAGTTGCTGTTTCAAGAGGCCCTGCTCTCAATAGCGTTTCCACCTGCGCTGTTGCATCAAGAAGGCTCATCCCCTAATCACCTGCATTGCCTTAAAGCTCCAAGAGCGTCGAGCAGCTTTCTCAACAGGACGAGGCACTGAGGCGAGGCGAAACTCGCCGACAGCTTTTGTGACTCTATAATTAGGCGTGGTGGGGTGAGGAGCGAAGGGCGCTGGTTGGAGCATGCCTGTGAGTTGGGCTGGTGTAGAGGTAGGAACACTTTCCATCTCGCCTATGTAATATCCGTTGTTGGCTGTGAACCAACTAATCATATCACCTTCTGTGCCGCGATAATCACCAACATTCTGCAAAATGATACGGCGCAGATCTCGTCTGACGGAGTGCACGTTGAACCCCGCTTCTAGATTATTCAACTGGTGGGGGAAAGTCTGGAAGCTTCTGTTGGCTGTGAATGTGTTCTTGCGACCTTCACGTCTGGCAAAAAATGCAGACCACTGCCGTGCAAGAAGAGACCGAGCCTCTACAGTGACCTTAACATCAATCTCCCAATATGGCTCGCCAATAGGCACAGCCACAGAGTTTCCTGACAAGGCTGCAGGCGCGGTGTCGCGGCGCATCAACGTCCATTCGTTTGATTGTATGCCTTTCTCTGGCCAGAATTCACCTGTGGTCATTTGGCTCTCCCACGACCAACTCGACGCGCAGTCCTTGGTTGCGTCCGCTTGTCGCGCGCATCAGCCATCTCATTAAAATTGCGTTCTTGATTGTTGATGAATTGGTCCATAGCCTCTTGTAGTGCAGGCAAGGCACTCTCGTCAACATTCCCTTGAACAATCAAGTCACCTGACGTAAAGCTGTCGCCGCCGCCTGAACGTCCTGCACCTGCTATAGACCGTGTGTTCACGCCTCTAGGCAAAGGCGCTCCGCTCTGCAAGCCCAATCCCTGCTCCAAGGTCTGGCCTGCAATGGGCGCATTGGGGCGTGTGTGGTCAACCACAGTCTCATTAGGGTGAAGGATGGCGTGGAAGCCGCCCTTGCCATCGACACCTCCAACCCTAGCCCCGCGCCCTGTGAAGCCACCTCCATCAAACGTCTGGGACGCAATGATGCCAACTTGTATCGCGCCCAGCGCACCAACCAAGATTGCTTTCGGAATGTTGCCTGTGGCCAAAGCAGCACCCACACCTTGAGCTGTGTGTACAATGGTCTCTGCCAGCGCGATAACTTGTTGGGCCTTGGCTGCAATCTTTGCGGCTTTAGTGTTCTCTTTGCCTGCAGCCTTTAGTGCAGAGGTGATGCCGCCTAACAAATCTTTGGTTGTGCTAAGCTGGAGTTGCATTGAAGCCAGCCTTGCCTCACGACGAGAGTCGTCAGCTTCTTTCTCTATGGCAGTCTTCTTGGCTTCAAAGTCTCGGAGCGCTTCAAGTTCTTCTGTGCGCAACTCTTCTAGACGCTCAAGCTTGGCTGCTTCCTGTTCTTCGATGCGCTCAAGCTCAGCCTCAAGTGCATCTTCTTGTTGAGGGCCAAGCGAGTCAAATGCATCAAGCGCCCCTTGGTTGACGCCTGCTTGGTCGGCTTGGGTCGTCGCGAGGCCTGCTTGGGCGTTGGCCCTATCAGCCAACAACTGCGCGCTCTCGCCTTTCTTAGCTATGACAGCGTCTATGTAATCCAGCTCAGCCTGATATCTGGCGGCAACGGCATCCAGCTCAATCTGGGTGGCCTCAACAGCACGGCCCGCCATACGAGCTTGTGCAGCTTCAATCTCTGCTAGATAAGTGAGCTGGTCTTGGCGCAGGTCAAACTCGTTGCGCCTCTCTGCTTCATGCTCTTCGGCAATCTTCCTCGCCGCCTCAAGCTCTTCGGCCTCAAGCTCCCCAATCTCTCGTTTGGCGTCCTCGTGAGCCTTTGTTCTAAGAGCGGCTTTCTCTGCCTCTGCCTTAGTCGATTTGTTGATGGCCTCTAAGCGAACAGCAAGAAGGTCGTTTATTTGCTCACGCTCAGACCGTCCCAATTCTTCTATGACAGCAAGTTGTCTGTTGAGTGACGTGCCTTTGGCATCTGCAGTAGGGTCGCGCTTTATGCCTGTGCCGCCGCCTGATGCTGTCTTCTTTGTTTTGCGCTCTTCAGCTTTCTTCTCTGCTTTCTCTTCTGCAGTGTCGAGAGCGTCTTGTAACTCTTGCTGCTTCTCAAGCACCAGCTTTATGAAGGCGTCTGCATCTCCTTTGTGAGCGTCATAGACCTCTTTGCCAAAGATGTTCTTGCCGATGTCGTTTCTTACGTCACGAGGCTGAGTCAAAAAGTCTCTTGTCTTGAATGGATTGTCCTCGCCATCAAAGGCGCTTCCGACAAATGACTTGAGAGGGTTGCGATTGATGATGAGGATGGCTGTGTGTAAGTCTTCAAGCTCTTCAATCTGCGTTCTGATTTGGCTCTTGGTCGTCGCGACTTCCGCTTTGCCCTTGCCGAATATCCCTGCATTCCAACGGTCAGCCAAGTCCTCTATGCCATCAGCCAGCTCTCCCATGTCATCTATTGCTGCTCTGGCCCAATCAACTAATTGCGGAGCCAGCTCAATAAGGTCTTCGGACAAAGCCTGTATCTCAGGTGCAGCTTCTAGAATTGCACCTCGGACATTGCCTCGGAGACTTTCGCCCAAGTCATCAAAGGCAATCTTTGCGTCTGCCGCTTTGCCTATCGCGTCATTCTCTAATACTGTTCCCAACTCTCGTCCGCGCTTAGAAAGGCGGTCTAGCTCTGAACCGTTGTCCTTAAACAAAGGAAGCAGAAGTGTAGCGTCTGACGCTAAGGCCTCCATATAGAATGACAAGTCCTGTTGGTTGGCTCCTGCCTTTTCCAATGAGCGCACATACAAGCCCAGTGCTTGGTCAGAGCTGAGGCCGCGAAATGCATCTGCAGTCAAGCCAATCTTAGGAGCTCGCCATCTTCTTGGCGCGGCGCTCCATACGAGTCATCCCCTTGTCCCATTGGCGGTTGCCTCGCTTGACATTGCCGTCGAGCTTGTCTATGGCTTTGGACAAGTCCTTCTCAAACTTGCGCGTGCGAGCTTCAAGTCGCATTATGAGTTTGGCTTCATCGCTCACTTGTCGGCTCCTTTCGCTTCTGCCGCTTTGAAGGCCGCGACTAAGGCTTCATGGTCTTCGTCTGTTGGCGCTTCGGCTTCGTTGTCGGCTCCTTGCGCTCTCATCCACCCTGCATAAGCGCACATGAATTCCCAGAGTGAAGTTTGTCCTACGTCTCTTGGTGAAAGTCCTAGTGCACCTCCAACTTCCCAGAACGAGGCAAAACGCCAACGCTCACCAGACAGAGGCTCTAAGGTTTCTTCGGCTTGCCCGCTGGCGACTTTTTTGGCGCGTCACCGTCTGGCCCCTCCAATCCGTCGATCAAGATTGCCATAGCAGTAGTTCGGCCAAGGCTCATCCAATGTTGGGGTTCAACCACATAACGTCTGACGAGGGCGGTTGCCTCTTTAGCTTCAACGCCTGCAGCCTCAAGTCCTAGTCTGATGGTGTGCTCAATGTCCTCCACCATCCAGTCGCCATTCCGCAAATCTTTTAGAACTCTGTGCGGGCCGCGACCTGTTATTTCTTGAAGCCTGCGAAGCTCAGCAAGCTTGAACGCAAAGTCGCGCTCTTCGCCGCCGAACTCTAGGCGTGTGAAGCCTGATGCGGACACTATGCAGGAATGTCAGCTTTGACGTAATCGCCAGTGAACATTCCGCTCAGAGAGCCATCTGCATACTGCTTACGGCTTGAGTTGAATTCGAAGTTCTCAAACACGACATATCCAGTCAATGTGAAGCCTGCACCAGCCTTCCCGACTTGAGCTTTGCACTTGACCTTTTGACCTGTCATGTGAATGTCAGCGAAGACACTTACATCATCGGCGTGAAGCTTGCCGCCTCCGTTGAATGTGGCAGAGCGTGCATCTGCCGTGTGTTCTGGAATGTCAGGCAAGTTGGGGTCTGCGCAATCAGGCAAGCTTGACTCGACATAAGTGTTCGATAAGGTTAAAGCTTTGTCACCATTAATCGTGCAAAACTGCGAATAGGTTCCTGTATCATCAACATCAAAGGCAAGAAGCACTTGCGTGTAGCTGATTCCATTTACTCTTGCCATGAGACATCTCCATTAAAAGGCTGTGTTGACAACTTACTCTGTGTCTTCCAAAAGGTCAAAGGCCCATTCGACAACAACCACGTGGGCCACGCCTTCTATGAGAACGCTTTGCGTGCCTGCATGTCTTGATGTTGACTGGAAATGTTCCACTGATATTTCAGGGCGTCCTGCATCTATGTCAGGGGCCATAGCCGTTCTGACTTGATGAGCCAGTTGTTTTGCTGCTTTCCTTGACGGCCCTGCAGCGTGACAGCGTATGAATGCACGCAACGAGTAATCATCGCTGATTTGGTTCTCGTTGTCCAACAATGCATCATCGCCTATGAGGATGAAAGGCAATGTGTCCTCATACTCTGCGGCTTCCACATTGTCCACCACGCTTACGCTTGAACCTAGAACAGAAGTCAATCTTTCGTATATGGCTTTCTGAGTGAACCAAGAGGGGTCTTGCGTCATGATATGCGTCCTGCTAATTCACGCGCTGATTTGGTCATGGCTCTTCTCATTCGTCCTTTCCAGCGCTTCTTGTTGAGGTTCCAGACGCCATAGAAGAAGTCTGTCCCGTTGGCGAACAATATCGCCTTGATGCGTTCGTCTTTTGTCGGCTTAGGAGCAAAGCCTTTTTTGCGTCGCCTTCCTTTGCCGCCTTGCTCTCTGGCTGGCGTATTCTTTCTCATCGTGCTCATAGCAAAGCCTATGGTTCCGTCTTGGTCACGCTTATATGAGGCCGCTATGGTGTTGGAGCGTGTGACGCCTTTGTCATGCGGCACCAGCGCTTGCATATAGCCTGCAGCCTCTTGAGCGTTTTTCTTCTGGGCTTGGTATATATGGTTGGTGGCTATATCGGGGAACTGCTTCAAGCCTTTCGTCAACCTGACCAAATCGCGTCTGGTAAATGAATCACTCACGGCGTGTGCCTGATTGTGTCATAATCTTGATGACTCTTCGGCGCTCATCTGGCCAAACAGACTTGATGTCGTAAACCTTTCCATCACGCTTATCCACTATGCGCATTAGGTTGTCTATCTCTCTTGTTCGGGATGACTCTCTGACAAATATCTCTTGGGTGCTGACGCCAGCAAGCGCATCGGCTATCACCGACTCACGACCGCTCGTGGTGACAATGCGCGCTGCTATGTTATCTTGATATGTCGACCAGCCTTGCTCAAAGCCGCCGCCGCCATCAGCGACGCGGTTGCGATGCTCAATCTTAATCCGTCTTCGGAGACTTCCGCTTCGCACCTTTAGGCTCCTTGTAATAATCGCCTGCTCCTGCAGCCTTAGCCTTGGCTGCGCATTCGCGTGTGACTGTCTGTGGCTCTTCCGACGCTTTAAATTCCACTATGCTCCTCCACTCGCCTTTCGGCTTAAAGTCGAAGTCTTTCTCAAAAACAAACTTTGTCATATCAACCAACTCTCCGTCTTCTGTATGGGCTAATCAAGCTCTCGTATTGTGGCAGTCTCGTTGCTGTCGTGCCCACAACTTCTGTTTCGCGATGCTCATACATAGAGCCGATGTGCAACTTCATAGCATGCTTCAATGCTGCAGGAATAGAGGCCGCGTCTTCATACCCTGCAGCATAGGCAAATGTTATTGTTCCGTGCTGAGGCTCAGAGAAGACCACGTAATCTCCGTCCATACGTTGTTCCAATGTGGCAGTGCCGTGAGCCACACTTCCTATTGTCGCTCCGTCAATCTCCCTCACAGGGGTGTTGGGCAACTTAACGCAAGTCTCGCCTGTGGCTTTGTAATACCACTCCCAAGAGCCTCCAAGCAAGTCCATCGACAGTATGCCGTCAACCCCGTCAAGGTGGTCTGTGGCAACTGCAATCAGCGCTGTGACATAAGCGTCATCGTCATCGTGGTCCAGCTCAAGGTGCTCCTTCGCCTCGGCAAGCGTCAGCGCCATAAAGTCAGGCACTTCTGTTCTGCGCGGGACGAAGGACACTGGTCTTACTTCTCAGCTTTCTTAGTTGCTGCAGGCTTAGCATCAATGTCGCCATAGACCGACGCGTCAAGTCCCATTTCCTTAGCTGTGGCTTTGGTCATACGACTGCGGCGTGTAGGGATTGAAACTTTTGGGACAGGCTGCTTGGCCTGAGTTGCTGCTGCTGTTGCGCCAACTGCGGCGTCTTTTTTCTTTTCTGCCATTTTAGGCTCCTATAAAATTATGGACCCAGCCCACTCATGTGATGGGCTGGGTGAGTTTGTCTTGCGACTGCTTAGCCTGCAGCAACCTTCATCATAAAGAATGCGTTGGGGTCAACCACAGCGCCGCCTACGCGCTTAGTGGTGTAGAACAACACATAAGGCTTAGCGGTGTAAGGGTCACGCAAGATGGACACGCCACGACGGTCATAAATTGAGTAACCCTTCTTGAAGTCACCAAAGGCAATCGGCAAAGCATTGGCTGCCAAGTCAGGCATGTCCGCCACCTCTGTAAGTGAGTAACCACAAAGCGTGGAAGGCTGGCCCGCCACATAGGTTGGTTGCCAGAGATAGTTGCCGTCACCGTCAGTCAACTTGCGAATTGTCGCCATTGTCGCGCGGTTCATGATGAAGCGTGCGTCCTGCATATAGCGACTTGTCGGTGCATATGTTAGGTCAATGATAGCATCAGACGTGACTGCTGCTGCAGAGCCTGAATTGACTGTCCCAACTGGACCAAGCGGGTTGCGGTTCTCATGCGCTCCACCAACGCCGTAAGTGAGCAAGCCGCGTGGCTTGTTCGTGCCGTTGCCCGCGACAAACGCAGAATTCTCCATAAGCGTAAAGGCTTCTGCAACTTCGCCAGCCAGCCAAGCCTCCAAGTCAAGCTCAGAGTCTTCAAGGATGGTTTGCGTTGCTGCGGGCATGGCGTAAATTTCACCCCAACCAAAGCCGAGCTTGGCGAACGCTGCTGCTGCAGTTTGTGGCCGTGCATCCTCTTCACCAACCCAACCAGCGGCTGTGCCTTTAGTGTTTACCAACTTCTCAAATCCAGCGCCCGAAACGGTCTGCACATTACAGATTTGACGCATCGGAGACAACTCGACTTGAGCCTCTAAGATAGAGCGGTCCCACTCCACAGGCGCTGTGAAGCCCCCATCAGCTCCAGTTGAGCGGCGCAGAGCATTGAGCACATCTGGCGCCACGGTGCCATCAGCACTTGTCCGCATAAAGTTTGTGAAGTTGTCCGTGTAGGCTTGGTCAACGACACGATTGTCTGAGCCAGCTGAGCCAGCGCCTGCAGCGAGTTGAGTCGCGTGAGTGGCAAGTGCTTCTTCTGCAGTTTGGATTGACGCTTCGATACGCGTCAACTTAGCTTCAAGTTCGGCTGTGCCTTGGTTGTTTTCGACAGCGGCGATGCGCGCGTCATTGGTTGTGCGGAATTCGCTGAATGCAGCCGAGAGGTCAGCCAGCGCCTGATTAGCATCGACTGGAGCCTCATTGCGAGGGCGAATCATACGGCCTGCAGCGGGTGCTGCGGCAGAGAGCGACATCAGGGACGCCGCGAGTAAGAGCTTTTGACTTTTCATGGTCTTGCTTTCTTTTCTATTTTGCTGAACGGAATTGTGCAGCAAGGAATGCAGCCGAAGCTGCCAATTTCCCGCCAGCGTCCTGCGTGGTGGGTGGTTCTGGAACAGCGTCCTGCGTGCTCCCGAATTGGTTGAGGAAAGAACGAGCGTTGGCTCGTGTCATTCCTGCGCGGGTCAATGTGCCTTCGGCTTCCCGCTTTGTATAGTTTGCAGCAGAAGTGTTCTCTGCTGGCTCGACTTGCTCGACTTCACCGTCAAAGATGCCATCGGCAAGTCCCGCCTCAATAGCTTCTTCGGCGCTGAAATAAGTGCCAAGGTTAATGGCACCGACAGCCATAAGCTCTCGGAACTTCTTGGCGTCATAATTGCCCTTGTCGGCGTAGATGTCAGCAATGCCGTCGCTAATCTTGCGCGTGTAATCTGCAACTTGCTGTTGCTCATCTGCTGTGCCGTATATACCGCTCATGGCTTCGTGAATCATGATGTAGCTTGCCTTGCCGATATTGACTGTGTCGCCTGCCATAGCAATGAACGAGGCCGCGCTTGCTGCCATGCCGATGATATTAACCGTGACCTTGCCTGAGTGCATAGCCAACTCGTTATATATAGCAATCCCTTCGAACACGTCACCTCCAGGAGAATTGATGTTCACCGTAATGTCCTTGTCACCTATTGAACGCAGAGCGGCATTGAGGCGCTTGACCGTAAAGCCTTCGCCCGTCCACCAGTCATATCCGATGACATCGTAAATTGTGATTGTGGTGTCGTCTTGCGCACGCGCTTGTGTGCTTGCATTCTCTGTGCGCCAGCGCTCAATCACCTCAACGTCTGTGAAAGCTTTGACTTGCGGCATGACGCCTATGTTAAGCGGCTTAGGCATCTTCGACTTCCTCTTCCTCTTTCTTCTTCGGAGCAACAGGCGCAGGCGGTTCAGGCCGTTGCATGTCTTTCTTCTGTTCCTCAGTAAGCGGTGGCTTGCCTGAGTCATGTCTAATTTCGTCTGGGTGCATCCAAGGAGCATGTCCCCCAGAACCAGACGCTTTGGCGAAGAACTCGGCGCGGTCTTTGAGTGACCCACGCAACAACAAGCTCTCGTCGATGTCAATATCCATAGTCCGCTTCTCGCCTGAAGTCAACAAGCATCTTCGAGCCGACTGCTCCCAAGCCTTCAGAGAAGCCGCGAGGCCAAACATAACGAACAAGGTCGCTAACTGCTCAATGCCTGAACCCCAGCTTGTGTCGTCCATCATAAGCAGTGGTCGTGGTATGCCAAAGATGCGCGCAATCTCTTCGATGGAGTGAGCGCGGGCCTCTTGCGTTTGGGCGTCTCGTCCGCTCATACCAAAGTCAGTATAGCTCATATTGTTCTCGCCCAGCATGAAGCGTCCCGCTCCGTCTGGCCCTGAGAAGTTATCTATGTCTGCTTTCAGTCGTGCAAAGGCTTTGTCGCTCAACTCACCTTCTGGCGACAGCATCCCCTTAGCCAACGCCCCGTTCTTAAATATATTTCGTTGTGCATTCTCTGCGTCGGACGCAGTTTGTATAGCTCGTTGCGCCAGCTTCATACGGCTGAAGCTCGTGACCTCGTCATCAAGAATGTCTCTGAGATGGAATATGTCGCAAGCAGGAACGTCCACTGACGACTTGCCCTTACGGGTCACTGTGTATTTGAGCGACCAATCAGAGCGCTGCTCGACAAACACGCGGCTCTTTTCGAGAGGATAAAGCGCGATGGGCTTGCTGCCTACTCTGATGATTTGCGCATAAGCAACTCCATCAGACATTCTGCGTCGTTCCATGAGCCGCTTGAATTCGAATGCTGTCATGTGAGGGTTGGGCTCATACATCAACAGGTCATACAACGGGTGATTCTTTTCCACTTGGCGCGTGTCTGCATTGACAGGGCGCATAGGCAGCATGGCAAGTGATGATGACAGCAAATCAACTGAACGCAACACAGCTGTCACTTCAAGGTTCTTGGCCTTGCTATTCCCCGTCAACAAAGTCCGTATCCACTCTTGCGTGAACGCTGCGATGGCAGGGTCTATCGCGGTGTTGGTTGTCTCGACTTGCTTCGTTTTGTTGCGGCCAAAGAAATTCATTATAGGACTCTCAGCCCACGGTCTTCATAGACATTAGCTTCGTCAATGACCACCTTGGCCTCCACTCCACGAGCCATAGCCAAAGCTTGAAGCCCATCAATGCGTCCCGTCGAACGAGACTTGTCCAGCTTGCGGTTGCCTGCTGGGTCGGGAATAGCAACTGCGTTGTGCGCGCACATACCCAACACAGGATTATTCCCGTGTGCTAGTTGTTCTTTTAGTATATCTTCCTCCAGTCCGTCAAGGGCTGGTGACATGCTTTTGTAACCTTGCCTCCAACTCTCTAATGGAAGCTCATGGCCCATCCTGTTAAGCTCCAACAACAGCCTGTCCATCTTCCAATCATCGAACGCTATTCGCTTGAGGTTAAGGCCGCGTGTTATCTCTAGCATGTCCCTAGCAACAAAGCCGTAATCAACGACAACTCCTGGAGTCAACCTGATAAGCCCCATACGCGCCCATGTAACATAATCAGCGTGGTCTTCTTTGGAGCGCTGTTCTATAGTGTCCTGAGGCATCCAGAAGTGAGACCTGACTTGAAGGATGCCGTTGATGCGACAAGTCAATATGAATGCAGTCAAGTCAGTTGTCTTGGACAAGTCAAGCCCGCCAAACACCTCGTTGCCCTCGAATGGCGCAGGCTCATCGCCACAAGCCTTCCACCTTTGCTTTGTGACAAAGGCTTGGACCATATTCTGACGCTGGTTCAATTGAAGAACTCGGAAGCGAGCTTCAGCTGACGGGTTGGCGAGGGCGTCTCGGGCCGCGCCCTCTATGTTCGACTTGGAATTGAAAATGCCCAGTGCAGGATTAGCGTCCTGATGCGCTTGGGGGTCATCCAACTCACAGTCTTCATCCGCTGCATAACAATG